CCAGGAATATAAACGGTTGTACACCGAGCTTGCTCCAGAGATCAAAACAGAAATTTTGAAACTCAAGACTTCATCGGGGAGTTTCACGATCTACGACTTTGGCAGTTTATGTATGAAGTTTGAAATCCCTGCAATAGTGATGGACGACTACCTAAACTCAATTTTCCCTCCTCCTTCTGATAGCTTCTTTTGGGGTGCAGGGACGTGGGAGAGACTTCATAGCAATGGGGTCAAAGCCGAAGACATCGGGATAGCGTGGGGTGATTAGAAAGGAGATGATCATTTAGTGCCGCCCTTTTTTCGTGGAGGGCGGTGTTTCTATTTTTTGATACAATACAATTAATTAAACAAAAAGCAAGGAGAAGGCTGTGGAAAACAAATGTCCCAGATGTGGAAGCAAATCTTTCTATTACAATGGAATAAGAAAGCGAAAAACAGGCGACGCACAGCAATATCGCTGCAAAAACTGCAATAAACAATGGATTGATGAACCTCTGCCAGGAGGAAGACCTCCTCTATTGACCTCCTACGACGACGAATATTGGTGCCGGAACCATTTAGGCGTTAGAGCCAAAGCCAAGGGCTTGTGCGCGAACTGTTACGCCACTCACCGAAGAAAGGAGAGGGGAAAAGGAAAACCAGATCCCCTTGAGTCTCTATTAGTTTTAAGTTGAGGATTAGCCAATAGAAAACCCTGGTCATGCCAGGGTTAAGGTGTCTATTTTAGGCGATCGCTTATTTCCCGTCACCTAAAACCGCATCCTCTAATTGCTTTAGCCGCGACTCTATTGCCATGAACCTCTTGCTGTCTGGACTGGGATTGGCAGAATTGATCGCTTCTATCCCTGCTTTTATTAAAAGTTTTAGGGTTCGCCCCTGATTGAATTCCAGCATTTTCCCAGGCGTGGGATAACTCTCTAATCCGATTTTCTCCATCTCCTCGTAGATTTCGGGAGGACATCGGAAATTGATTGCTATAGAAGATTGTCTGTTCATGATGGAATATGGTTTACATTATTTCCCTTATTATAGCCTATTGTTGACATTTTGCAATACATAAGTAAACCAGTAGAGTAAACTGTAATTATGTAAGAAATACTAAATGCGAATGGTTGCAAAAAAGTAAACGGATTAGGTACTATGCAAGACAGTTTTCTGAATTTTAAAAAATTAGGAGCGATCGCATGAATTATTTTATCATTAAAGCTAAAGGTGCATCTGTCTTTTGGACAGGTACTCAATGGCATCATCCAGCTAAAAGATATAAGTCAAGAAAGATAGCTGAGAATGCTATCAGAAAAACAACCAATCACTATGAGTTCAGCAGACGAGAAAAAGAAGTAATAGAAATCAATCTTCCATAGAAATCAATCTTCCATAAAATTCAACCCCGTAAATTAACTTTACGGGGTCTGTTATTATTTCTTTTTCTTCCAACTTTTTCCGACTTTATTTAACAAGCCAGGAAACATTCTAGTCCAAAATATTCCCCCTATAGCAAAAGCAATCATTGTGGCTTTAGTCGGTGGATCACAATTAAAAGGAAACCCACCAGCCCTATTGTCGAAAGTTTTATAACCAACAATATTGTCATCGTCAATATCGGCAGTTTTAGTAACTAGCCTTAACCAATTAATAAATAATTGAGGATCGGATTCAAAAACCATTTCAACAATCCGATCCTCAATCAATCCCAACTTTTTCGCATCCATCATTTTTACCATTTAGAAGTTTGACAAACGGTTCCCCAACCCTCAAAAACTACCTCAAATCTTTGAGGTTGCAATCCAAAATAAAACAGAGTTTGGGAGAACCTGTTTTGGTCTTGTTTTTTTCCTTCCGCCGCCCGTTTGGGACTGTAGAATGTGAGTCGGGTTGAGGGTAGACAGAAGCGATCGCACCGATTCAAAGCCTTTTTATACCAGGCTGTACTGTTGTCAGTATTGGTTAACAAAAAGGCTTCCGCTTCCGTCTCGTTCAATGTTGCAATTAATTTATCAACAACCTTCTCAACAAATCCCGCGCTGTAGGGAGGGTTTAACCAGAGTGTCTTAGCCCTCCAGTTCTGTTTAAATCCATCATCTTGAATTGTGAATATCTTTTGAGCTTTTACCGTTCGGTTGGCAAGTTCACAGCTAAAAGGGTCTAATTCAGGAAATCCATAAAACTCATGGACTAAATCAATCAAATCAGACGGGGTATAATTTTCGTTTGAATCAATTAATGATGGTTGTGTTTCAAACAGACAAAGTTGTTGTATAATCATTGTTGTTTACTCCTTTTGTGTTTAAAAGTATCTGAGATGCTCTACAAACTCAGATACTTTTTCTTTATTATAAAGTATTAGAGATTTTTTGGCGGTTTTGCTATGTTTATTTTATCATTATTAGTGATAAAATAGTTTTTAAAATTGAGGAAATAAAAGTGACAACAGAAACAGCACCAACGGAAATAGCTACGCCGTCGATTGTAGGGTATTTACTCGACAATCAAGGGAAGACAATTAAGTGCAAAGCAACGATAAACTCAAAGGGATATATAGTTTTTTATCCCGTGGACGAGGAGTGCGATCGCAATGCCAACAACGACTGATTATGTTAATGTTTTCGTGTTATAATGATATTGGTGGAAAGATTCTCCCTTAAAGCTACCCGGCATCCGCTTGGTGGCTTTTTGTTTTATGGGTTTGGGTGTTAGAATATTATTGGAGAGATCAGAGGGAGAAATGCCAACAACAACTGATTATGTTAGTTCGGTTTCGTTACTGCCAACAGTGGAATTTTTGGAGTTAGTAGCTAAGAAACAATGGGATTCAACCGTTAGTTATGGCCTAGGAATATCAACTATTGTCCCGATGTTTCACTCCACAACTAACTCAGAATGGCTATGCCTAAACTCTGAATCTGAATTTTTAACAAGCCCACAGGGAACGGTATCAATCAAGAATCCCTTTGCCTATACCCGACCGGAATCGTCGCCCGTTTACGTTGGCTATAACGATATTTCCATCCCATCTGCTAAGGCAAATAAAGCCAAATCACTCTATTTGTTCAGGATAGATGAAGATGGGATAAACGAAGTTATAACTGTTTCAAATTACGATAAGAAGGATCGGAATGTTACCACCGCACCGCCATTGGATTGCTTCTCTAGGGAGTGTCTGACGTGGTTTAGTAGCGATGTTGATTGGTTTACGGGGTTTGGGGTTTCTTCTCAGTCTCTGGCTTCGTTTGTGGTAGATGACAATGGGATTATATTAAGCAAGTCTAGCGACCTTCTATCTGGAATTATAACCAAATCCGTTACAACCGTTGACTATACAAATATTCAGGTTGTTAACACAGTCTCCACTTTTACCCCTTGGGTATCTATTCAGCTATCAACAGGGGTTCAGTATATGGGTTCAGAAGATGATAAAGCTAATATATTATTCTTGTACTCAGTAGACAAGGATAATGATTCCTTGGTGGCTTTTGCTTATGGCTATACTGCACCAGTAAAAGCGGGATTGATTTATGATAATATTGAATCACAAATATATTTTGATACTAGCGAGATTATAATTATATGAAAGTTAATGGTGCTTACAAGTTTAGAACTAAAGCAATACAAGATAATTTTGTTTCTTTATATATCAAAGTGGAGTTTGGAGGAGAGAATAAAATATCTCATGATGATTTTGCATCCATCGTTTCAAGGGGACTTGTATCAGATTTTTTTAGTCTTCCTCAGTACATTGAGGGAGAGGAACTAAACCCAGATTTGAGCACAGATGTCAAGGTGACGCTGTTTGCAAGTAACGGAAAAGGAAGGGTTTTTTATAAACGAGAATTTCCTAATTATCTTCAATATTCGGGTATATCATCAGGTAGACTTAGTGTTTTTTCTACAGCCTACGGTCGCCCTAGAGGGACTGATTGGTGGGGTGTTCATTGGGGGAATGACTATCACTATTGTTTGGCAGAATTGAAAGCGTATATTGAAATAAACGAAGATGGACTGTATTCTGTCTATGGGGTTATTAATCCAAATTCCTCTCTTGATGTTTTTACGGGTCTTTATGAACTTGGGGAACATGAATTCACGGAAAGTGGTGGGCGTTATAGTTGGGTCAATACACTCTACTATCACACTAGGCGTGGGCGTACTCGCCATAATTTGTTTCAGATTGATAGTCAAAAACTTTACTATCCGATCCTGTCATTTAAGGATAATGAACCCTTGGTTGAAATTGGGAGTTTATCGCATACTGTAGCCCCTGAAAACCCAGCGTACAATCCAATAACAGTATATAACGGAAATTCATTTATAGCGGACTTTTTCTATGTCGGGGCTGGGGTGTGGACTTCGCCTATAAACGAAGCCGCTTCTTTTGTTCATAAATATCCAAATACGAGTATATTCCCTTTCTCGTCTCCTCGTTTACCTGGTCAAACAATGGGCTGGAGTTATTATACAGATATGGATGTTAGTTATTCTACTACTCTTAGTGATGCCGGGTATTCATATCCTCTTTACGCATCAATCATTAAAGATTCAAAAACAGGGGTTTTATTAGAGTCTAGACAGTCTTCTTCTGGTCTCGTAGAGACATTGAGAGATGGGATATTACTGCCTTTTGATTATAGCAGCTATTCAAACAGAGAATCACTTGGATTAGGCGGAGCCTTTTATTGGCAGAGACCTGTTTTCTTTCTCTACGATGATAATATTTATAGTTGCAAAAATGCTGTTTATGATAGCGAAAAAGGCAAGTGGAATATAACAATAGAAAAAAATGTTAGCGCTTCATACGCCAATTACCTAGGTGCTATTGACCCTTTTCTAGTTGATAAAACGGCTCAAGAATTTACACTTGAACATTCAGGACTTGACTCTGAGTTTACGAAAGCACTCCTTGAAAACGACGAAAATCCTTTCGTTGCTTCTGGAACTAGGTGTTTTTCTTCAGAGACTAAAACCTTATGGAGATATTGCAATTCGGCTTTTATTCCTGAATTTGTTGCGTGGGAAGATAAAGTTTAAGATTTTCAAAAGTTGGCATTCTCCGCCCGACTTCTGCATCCTCAACCATTAACCACCAATTACAAAACGATTGGACTTGATGCTGTTCGGCTATTGATATCAACTCCGACCATAGCCCATTACAAATCGCTTTATCGGCAACGGATTTATACCAAAGACTCGCTTCTATAAAATGCACGGGAACATCAAACATCTCAATAATTTTAGGTAATCTGGTTAGGATCACCGGAGCATTATAGGTTTTCAAATGAGTTTGAATCCCTACCTCTACCGGAAAATCCTTAGCTAATTCGTGGCAGATGTTGGCGATCGCATCCCATTTATTGAATAGGTGGGGTTTGAAATCTCCCAAAATTAATCGAGCTTTGGGATTGGCAATATGCGCGGCTTCACAATACCGCTTTAGGTTATCAAGTTTATAACCAGGATAGCCGACACCTAGATCGTCGGTAAATTCATTTGTTAATACCCATTCATTAATCTTAGGGAATTTTGCAACTCGTTTTTTAATCCATTGTTCTATCGTTTCACAACCGGAAAATGGACAGGGCTTTTGATGTTTATGCCCATAAAGGAATTGCGCTCGGATGATTTTATCTGGGAAGTCCAGAGGGTTTTTAGTCCCGTTCCGGTCAACAAATAACTGCCAATGGTAGCCAATCACAACCCCGTCAAATAGCGTTAAGTCCAAAGGTTGTGAACTTCCACAGGTAAATTGAATCATTAAGTAGCTCCCTCTCCTGCTACCCACCCCCCGTTAAAGGGACGATATAAAATCCCTGTCGAGGTATCTCGCCACGTCTCTCTCGCACTATTGGGGGTCTTAGAAACACTTGCCGGGGTGTTAGTGTGTACGCGCATTCTGGCATCTGTCTCAACCCACGCCGTGCCGTTGTAGACATAGGTTAGGACTGAATCATAGTTATTGACCGCCCCATTCTCTTGATATATCCAACGGGTTCCAATCGCAGCCGCCCCCGTTGGCGTGGTAGTGGCGACAACCGTAGAATCTCTGGATATAAACCATCTACCGCCCCCTGTGGCAGTGTAGCACGATTTACTGTTTGCTGTTGAGGTAGTGTCTGTTTTAACCAATGCTAACCAAACTTTTTCAGCAGAAGCATAGAAGACAATTCCATCTTCTAAATCAGTAACACTTAAAGCCACAATCGCGGCTATATTCGCCTTTGAACCCATCCAAACCATTGTCTTAAATCTCCGCTACGGTTAAACCTAAAAACACCGATACATCCCCAACACTCGCACTATTCCAATCATTTATTAATCCAGAGTTCCAATTATCAATTCCATGCAAATCCCAAACTAAATTAACCGGGGTGTCACTCGCCCAACTTTGGAGAGCTTGACCCGTAGTTAGCAAGATTTTAGTCTGCAACTGGAATGGAAAACCCTGGTCAATTTTGGCGTTTACCATGAGGGGTTTTACTGTGAGGTAGGCATCTACTGATGTCAGGTTAGATGCTATCCCACCGATAACCATTGTGTCCTGAGTTGGGGTGAATAGTGTTGTCGGCTGGTTTATTCGTTGCCTAATTGATTGTGCGATCGCCATTGTCTTCTCCCCTAGCTTTTCTGATTGCCACACCCGTCAATCGGTAGATTTCTTTACTACACATTCTCACTATGTCATTAAGGATACCTTTCTTTTCGTCATCGTTTACACCCCACCCTTTAAGCTCAACAACTAATCTTTCTAGTTGTTCAATATTTAAAGGGGGATTTTTTTGATATTGTCCTCTATTTTCCACTCCCCACTACCTCCTTGAAGTTTTTCCCTGCCGAAAACACGGGGACAGTAACCGCAGGGATAATCATTGTTTCACCTGTTTTTGGGTTTCTTCCTTCTCTTTCCTTTCGTTCCCGTGACTGAAAAGAACCAAAACCAACCAATGTTACCTTATCTTGATTAGAAACCGCTTCCATAATCGTATCTAAAGCCGCTGTCAACACAGTGCCAGCTTGTTTTTTAGATACGCCAGCGCGTTCTGCCACGGCATCCACTAATTCACATTTATTCATTGATCCACCTTCAGCTTAGTAATTAAGTTAATAATATCACAAAACCTAAAGGACATGGGAGTTTTCTGTGATTCCAATTATTTTTATTCTTTCCCGCAAAACTTCTTTATATTTTTTCATCGCACTTAATTGGCAAAGTTGCCTCTGTCTTTCCCCATTTGAGACGCGATTCAGTGCCGGGTTGGAACCGATAAAACTTGCTAGTTTTTGAATCCTAGAATCAAGTTCCTCTTGCTCTAGGTATATATCACTCGACTTATTCATTGTAAACTAATAATTTGAACGAGACAATGGTGGGCTAGGTCAGGGATTACCCAGACACACAGCATGAAGCAGACGTTCACCCACCACTATTATTTTAACATTTTACTTGATTTTTGACCGATTGAGAGAGGCGGAGGATCTGGATCTCGGCGATCGCCCTGGGCAATAAAAAACTTCAAACACACCCCACGCCCCTATCTTACTGATGAAGAATTAAAACAGGGATTGTTTGGAGTATTAGAGGAGGGTTGACGAGATAAACAGATAGAATCCAAATCAGGAGGGTGGTCTATTCAACCATCAGCATTAAAAGCAATGCGGCTTCATTGCTCTTAATAAATTTGTCCGTATCATATCATTTTGGGTTACTTGCAGGATAAAATCTCGCATCTCATCAAACCCTTCCCGTATTCTCCCTGAATCTATTGCGAATTGGATTTTCATATCGACTTCGGCCTTGATTGAGGCTAACTGAAATTGCTGTTCTAAAGACAATGCTCCGGGTTCTTGCTTTGCTTGCATAGTTTATCCCTTTCAATAGATAGTGAATTTACCCTATCTTATCCTGTGGATCGCTAAGAGAAAGATGCTATTGATACATTTAGGTGTTGCCCTAACGAATACCGTGTAACACGCTAACCTTTGTCGGGAGGGTAGGGGGGTCTTTTGGGGATTATGTGTTATAGTGAATATGGCTTAGGCTAGAACTGCTCTCGCACCACACGCAGTTTAGTTCAGTCCTTGGCTCCTTAACTCTTTGTTTTTCGATTTATTGTCCCAGGAGAAATCTTGGGACACTTTTTTGTTTATAGGGGTTGAGTTTTCCCTGGTGTTTGAGTTATAGTTAAAGCAGGAAACAAGGAGTAAAAAGCAAGGACACATGAATTGTTTAGACTGGATTAATTGGCGGAGCAATGGCTTCCGCGACTACACCGTTAATTTCCGGCTATGGCGTAACATTATCAGTCGCACTCGCCCCTGTGATTACCAGATCATTGCTTTCTGGTATTGGTTGAATTATCCTAGCTCAGATGGGGGCGGTTAAAATGCAGAAATCACTATCATGGCGTGATCATGCGATTAATCGAATATCAAACGCCCTCCTTGAATATGAAGCACAATGCGCTTGCTTAGGGGAAGAAATCAACCCTAAAGACGCACGGAAGTGGGTAAACGACCGCTACCCCTTCGGAATCAGAGAATGCAGTCCTTACAAAATCTGGCTTGAGGAACTGAAACTAATTGAGAAGTTTCTCAAGTTGGGTGAGCCCGCTAAATACTATCCCCATTGGCGAAATCATGTAACCAGTCGAGGTGAGTCAGGAAGCACTCGCAAATCCAAAGCAGTAGTTTACGAAGGTCAATTAAGTTTATTTTAGTCTAATCAACACAAAGGAACAAATGGAATTATTAACTTTCAAATCATTCAAAGAACAAATCAAGAAACTGTTTCCCCATTTCCACGAAGAAGTGGAGATTCACGCCGCAAACTTAACGGAATCAGCATGGGAATCCATAACGATATTGTATATTGCGAAGTTTGGCTACGATGATCCGAATGAGCATATTGTTGAATACGAAACAAGCGGGTGTTTTTATTACCACTCCCAGAAAATTATTGGGGTTGGCAAAACACTCTCGGATGCCATAGAAGATCATCGGGTAAAAGCTAAATCTAATCTTTCTTTCCTTTCAATGTCCAAAAGTTAAGCCAGATTACCGTGTAACACAGCAATTATGGCTTGACGAATCCAAGAAAGTGAGTTATGTTTAAAGATAGGAAGTCGCAAAACCAACAACAGCGAGTCCTATCTTTTTTTTATACCAAAGCAATGGCAAATCCAACCCCAAGGCAACTAGATCATTTTTTTAAAGGGAAGTGGAATAACCTCCCCACTAAAGTAATTAGACTCCCTGAAGTCTTCCATAATAGGGCATACGAGATATGCAAACTTCTTGACAATGGAGTAGATCCACTCGCAAGAGTTGAATCCGTGCCACAAACCTTTCCCTGGACAATGGAGGCGGTTCGGGACTGGATGGTTCACGAAGATCGGGAACTGCCTGAACTCCTGCCGTTAGAGCAAATATTAACAAAAGCGATCGCCGATGCCAGGGAACGGAAGATTGACCGCAGACTGGAACGAGCCGTTTGTTTTTTGGCTGACCGATGCGACGGAGCCAGGGAACATGATGGGTGCGGTTTTAATGCCTGCGATTCCCAGTTTGGGAAATGGATTGCGGAACGAGTGCGGAGTGGCAAGCATCTATCGGGAAACATGGCAAAAGCCACACTCAAGATGCTGCAAAAGTATGTCCGGCAGTTAGAGAATAGCGGGTTAGTTCTACCGGAGTGGGAAGCGATCGCCCACCAATATCAAGCTACACCCGAACCCTCACAAGAAGAAAAGCCACCAAAACGGATTGAGGTTATCGGACATCGGCTCTGTGTTTTCCATCCCTTTGACGGGACGGGAGCATTCCAACAGAAAGCTAAAACCGTCCGAGGCTATAAATTTAACGAGTTGAATAACAAAGGATGGTGTTATCCCCACAGCGTATTAGAGGACTTAATTAAGGTGTTTCCCCAATCAGACTTTTACTATGACGACGAGATTCAGACCATGATCCATTTAATTGAAATCAAGAAAGCCGAAGCCGAGGCGGAACTCCATGCCGAAGCATTAGGAAAAGCAACCCGAATTATGGGGTTAGTCGAGAAGGCAAAAATAGACCAACCTCTCTCAAATGGTTGGATATTGCGAGACTATCAACAGAAAGGGGTTGAGTGGCTCCTGGCTCACAGCGAGGGCGGGATTTATAAAGGAGGCATCCTAGCCGACGATATGGGGCTAGGGAAAACCTTAGAATCCCTAGTGGCAGCAAAAGCCCTACAACGGACGCACAACTGCCCTGTGTTTGTGGTTTGCCCTGTATCTTTGATGGAGGGTTGGCGACGGGCAGCTACAATGGTAGAGGTTGAGGTAGAGTTGTTCTCTAATCACTTTAGTCAAATCCCTGCACCCTTAGAAAGCGGGGGGTTTGTGGTAATCTTTGACGAGGCACATAGCTTTCAAGATCCCACATCAAAGCGGACAAAAAAATTCTTGAATTTATGCCTTGCCGAGAATTGCATCGCCGCATGGCTTCTGACCGGAACGCCAATGAAAAACGGACGACCAATTAACCTGATGCCCCTTTTGATGGCGGTTGAACATCCCCTCGTGCAGAACAAACATAAATTTCAGGAGCGATACTGCAACGGGCATCGGAAGGTCATTAACTCCTACGGAAAGACTGTCTGGGACGTGACCGGAGCCGCATTCTTGGACGAACTTAGCCAGAAAACCCATGACGTTATCCTGCGGCGGACTAAAAAAGAATGCCTCCCTGAACTGCCACCAAAGACCCGAATCTTTAAGCAAGCGGAATTAGAGAAAACTCGTGCATCTGAATACCATGCCGAGATTAAAGCCTTAGTACAGAACTACAAAGACCGTGCCGATGCAGGGGAGGTTGACCCCTCTGCCGAGGCCCTTGTTACCCTGAACATACTGCGAGGAGTGGGGAGTCGTTACAAGGCTGACAGCGCCATCACACTCGCCCAAGAACTGCTAGAACAAGGGCAGCAGGTGGTGATTTTCACCGAATTTATTGAGAGTGCCAAGGCTATCAATGCGGCGCTTGGGGGTGAGCTACTTATTGGGGGAGTAGATCCATTACTCCGACAGGATATGGTAGATCGGTTCCAAGCTGGGAAAAGTAAGGTGTTTGTCGGGACAATTAAATCCGGTGGGGTAGGTTTGACACTGACCGCGGCATCAAACGTAATCCTAGTGGATCGGGCATGGACTCCAGGTGACTGTGAACAAGCCGAGGATCGGTGTTATCGCCTCGGACAATTAAATGCAGTCTTCTGCCACTGGCTGAAATTCGGGACGGTTGACGATGCGATTGACTCGTTGGTTGGCGAGAAGCAAGAGCGAATTGAGATTGTCTTAAAGGGCAAAACCCACACTATCAAAGCATCCTCCCCGATGGAATTAGCTAAGCAATTACTACGGATTTTATAGGAAAAGATTAAACCCGCCATCCTAGTTAGGGAACGGCAGGTTAATTTTCAGTTCTTTTTGCTTTTAGCTGTTCTCTTTTCTTTAACTTTTGCAACCCTCTCTGGTATTTTTCGAGGGATAATCTCAACGTTTCCCCATAACCACTGGGAATCGTTAATCTCCTTGAAAACCAAGTAATAGCGCGGAGGTTTTCCTTCTTGTAAAACGTGCAGTGTCGTTTCCTCACGATCTGCTTCTGGGTTGTACCGAGTAGGAGAAATCTTACAATAGTATGAAGGACATCCAATCCCCTCCTCTACTCCCTCTCCAAACTCTACAGGAGGGGTGGCAAGAACATAAGAAACTTGTTTATACATAACTTGCAACTTATACTTGTAACACGCGAAACCTAGGCATTTAACTCCCTGCCCAGAAAGCAAAATTAGGGAGCAAGCCGAGCTTTCCCTAATCTATTTTTCTCATACCAAGCTGAAATCTCAGGAACCCATTCTTGAGTATGAGCCCACATCATTTCAGAGAGTTTTTGAATCTCTAATTGAGCATCTTTTTTGAATCTTAAATCGAGAAAATGTAACAGTGAACGCAGGTTACAAGACATAACAAAATGCTGTCTGAAATCGAACGGGA